AATTTACAGGTGAAGAAAGTGTATCATCAGTAAATCCCAAGGTTAAACTAAATTTTAATCATCCTTGTAAGGAACTTGTATGGTTCGTAACAAATAGCGATAATGATGTTAATAACTGGTTTAATTATACTACCAAACTTAATAGTGTAATTCACGCCAACGATAATACTGCTGAACTGATAAATTCTAAACTTCGTTATGATGGTATTACTGGAAATAAAGCGGAACTTAATTATCCTTCAAATCCTATTCTCAATTCTAAATTAATATTAAATGGAAACGACCGTTTTGCTACTCGTGATGGTATGTATTTTAATGTCGTTCAACCTTATCAACATCACGAAAATATTCCTAATAATGCTGGTATAAATGTTTATTCATTCGCTCTTAAACCCGAGGAACATCAACCATCAGGCACTCTTAATATGTCTCGTATTGATACTGCTATGCTTCAATTAAATATGTATAATGAAACTCCATATTCATATGCTAAATCAACTTTATTCGTATATTCAACGAATTATAATGTTCTTCGTATTCTTTCTGGAATGGGTGGTCTCGCCTATTCTAATTAAATATAAACTAATTATTCTTTTTTTTTCTCCTATTATAGTATAAAGAATATAGCATAAATGGGTGGTGGTCTTCTTCAACTTGTCGCTTATGGAGCTCAAGATGTTTATTTAACTGGTAATCCTCAAATTACTTTCTTCAAAGGTGTTTATAAACGCCATACTAATTTTGCAATTGAAGCGATAGAACAAACTTTTAATGGAACTGCTGGTTATGGTTCTCGTGTAACTTGTCAAATATCTCGAAATGGTGATTTAATCAATCGTGTTTATCTTCAACTAAAATTAACTGGAACTGATACTTATTGTAAATATTTTGGTCTTCGTGTTCTTAATTATGTGGAATTAGAGATTGGAGGTCAGCGTATAGACCGACACTATCCCCATTGGTTATATATATGGAATGAATTAACTCTACCTGTAAGCAAACGAGGTGGATGGAATGATATGGTTGGTGCTTATGGTGGAACTGTTGGAACCATAAAATCTACTCTCTATGTTCCTCTTGAATTCTGGTTTTGTCGAAATGTAGGTCTTGCTCTTCCTCTTATCGCTCTCCAATATCACGAAGTTAAGATTAATATCAATTTTGAAAGTCTAGCAAAATGTAAGGGAACTGTGGGTGCTGGGGGTGAAAGTATTGGTTTCTCTGCTTCTCTATGGGTTGATTATATCTTCCTTGATACTGATGAACGCCGTCGTTTCGCTCAACTTACTCACGAATATCTCATCGAACAACTTCAATTCACAGGAAGCGATGCTATAACAGGTAATAGTTCATCTACTAAATCAATTCGTATGAATTTCAATCATCCTTGTAAGGAACTTGTATGGTATGTTAAACCTACACAAACAGGAGCAGGAGCAGCTAAACTTTATTGGACTAATTTCTCTAATCGCACTACTGATAATAATACTTATGCTGGTAAAAATCCCATAACAACTGCTAAAATTCAACTTAACGGAAATGACCGTTTTGCCGAGCGTAATGGTGATTATTTCTCGCTCGTTCAACCTTATCAACATCACGAAAATAGTCCTGATGTTTTCCATAAGGGTATAAATGTTTATTCATTCGCTATTAAACCCGAGGAACATCAACCATCAGGCACTCTTAATATGTCTCGTATTGATACTGCTATTCTTTCCGTAGGTTCTTCGGTTGATGGTAATATTTATATATATACTACGAATTATAATGTCCTTCGTATCCTTTCAGGTATGGGTGGTCTTGCTTATTCTAATTAAATCCACAACAATTAATAGTTTTGGTATTTTTAATATCCTCTTTCTTTTTCTCCATAGATTTATTAATACGCAATAATTCTATTTCTCTTTTTGATGCTAATTGATGAAGTCTTAAATCGTGATTAACTTTAATATTATTAAATTTGATTATATCTGTGTTTCTAATATTTTCGAAGATGTTTATACTCTTAATCTCTTTATTATAATCTTCGATTGTATCCTGAATTTTCTTGAAAATTTCATTATTTAATTCCTTATTTATCTTATAATAATTTATCAAATCTCGTTCTCTTTCATAAAGATTTTTATAATTAAATAATGTATCGTGAATTACTTTTAATTTATCCATATTTTCCTTATAATTCTTAAATCTCGCAATTGAACTTAAAATAGTTAAAATCGTGCTTAATGATAATGAAAAACAATTGATTATTAATGAAATTGTATCCTGTGATATATATTTACTAATTTCTGATCCCTTAAATTGTGTATCATAATTAATGATGGTTAGTCGAATTGCCTCTATAAAAGTTATTATCGTTGATATGATTAAGAGAGATAATGATATTGAATTATATCTATAATAAATAATATCATATTTACAAGAAATTATATATAAATTATTTGAAATCTTCTTTTTATTATCCTTAATCAATTCAAGAAGTTTATCCGCCTTTTCTTCATTCGCTTCTTCTTCACTTATATTCATTTGAATATTCACCAAATCCGCACGAATATCATCTTTCACATCTTTCACATCATTCACATATTCATTCACATCATTCACATATTCATTACTCGAAGTTCTTATAGGAATATTTATGAAAATCTCTTCTTTTTTTGGTTCAATTTTAGGACTTTCTTCATCTGGACTAGTAATCATCTCCTTCTTATTATTATCAACTTCTTTATTTTCCTCTTCCATTATTGATTTTATGAAAGAATAAAAAATTATTAAAATAATTCTACTTTAATTTAAATTTAAATTTGTTTTAAAGATGTTTTATAAAAATCTTGAAATCAAATCTACAAAGAAAAATATAATTATTTTAGTTTCTATATTTTCAATTATTATAACTTCGATTGTTTATATTTATATCACAAATAACATAAATATTAGAATTAATAATAGAAGATTTAATGAAATTACAAATGATATTGATAATTTATATAATTATACTGAAACTATGAGTGATTTTATAGTAGATAATTATAAACCTCCTGAAATATCTATTAAAATTCAATTAGATTTAAAGAAAAGAATTTGATGAGTTTAAAAATAAATCTTATCAAACTCAAATGGAATTAAGAAAAATTAGCGAAATTAATAAAGATAATATGAAGAAATATTTAAAAAATTGGCATTAAATTTCTTATCAAATCAATTTGGTATTCATTATAATAATAAAGGAAGTTTTATATAGAATTATTTTGAAACTGAATTTTATAAAAATGGATATGAAAATATAACAAATAAAATAAATAATTATTAAATATTGATTATGATAATTATTTAGTATCTTTCGTTTATTTTGATGAAAATCCTGAAAAAATTATTATTTAAATCCAGTTGAAGATATTATATTTGATAATTCTAAAATTACACACCATCATTCAGGATTATATGATTTATATATGTATAATTATAAATATATAGGTATTTTGGATATTAAATCCTCAAAAGTTTCTTTAAATTTTTATTTATCTCTTCCATTATTAATTTAATGAAAGAATAAAAAATGATTTAATTTGAATTTAAATTTGTTTTAAAGATGTTTTATAAAAATATATTTGTTTTAATTTGTATATTCGCAATTATAATTTATATTTATATGACAAATAATAGATTTAATGAAATTACGAATGATTTACCTGAAATATCTATTATAAATCAAAAAATAGATGATTATAATTGGACTTAATATTTTTGATTTATATTAACTTTTTAATGAAATGTTAAAGATTTATTCAAAAATGATTTAAGGATTTAATATTCCTTATTCTTAAATCCTTTTTCTAAATTTGAGGAATAATAGGATGGAGATGATGAAGGCGAGGATGATGATTGTTAAATCCCTTATATCAAAACATCTTTTAATTTTGGTTTTTTCTTGAAAGATGATATTTGATAATTTGAGGGAATTGCTGATGGCACTTTCAAGAGAAGTGAAAGAATTCTTATGTTTTCCATTATGAGTTCCTAGATTATATAAATTCTTAAATTTCATACTTTTAAAATCTAGATAATTGATATGAGGGATTTTAATAAATGCCGAATTATTTGATTTCCATTTCTTCAAATCTTTATCATAATAATTATGGATGAAATATAAAGTCGGTGTTGGAATATTCTTAAATTTCGTTAATAATTGATGATATACACTATCTATCAATTCCTCTTCATTACATTCATTCGCCGTTTTATTTAATAAAGAATTCTTAACATCCGTTAAAACAACAGCAATACTCATAACAACCTTCGCTTTACTTTCCTTAAATTTCATATAATTACTCATAATCATAATTGATAAATTCCATTCGGTTTCTAAAACTCCAAATTTATCATCTTCCAAATTCATATCAAAATCCCAGAAAAAAGTCATAGAAATATAATCATTATATTTAGTTTTATTTGTGAAATCTTCCAATTTTCTCAAATCTCCAAATGCTTCATTCGTCTCCTCATTATTTTTAAGGATTTTTAAGAAATTTGTTGGAGGCATCGCAATTATAAATAAATCTCCTTTAATCTCTTCACCTGTTTCTAAAATAATTGATTTAATTTTCTTATCCTCCGTTTTTAATTCCTTAACACCTTTATTAAGAACGATTTCAACTTTATTCGCCTTTAAATAATTAGACCATCCTTTAAATAATCCCTCATCATTAGGAACTCGTGGAAGATAGATATTATAAAAAAGAGATTGGATACTTACGGATATGAATTGATTTAAGGAAATTCTGGAACTATCGCCACCATCAAAACTACGACAAAAGGCATCAATTGCGTTCATCGCTTTTGGTGAAAATTCATTAAATTTTATATAATCATTTATATTGATATTCGTTCCATAGTCATAAGAGAAGATGGTGAAGAGGAAATCACGAGTTATAATAGATAATTCATAAAAACTGAATATATTATCAAGAATGATTTTATTAGAAATATCGAAGAAATTATATTTATATTTCACAAATAATTTCGAAAAATCCATATTCATAGATTTAAGAAGATGAATAAAATTCACATAATTATTTATATAAATCCGTGGAGCGTGTTCGCAAAAATAATATTCATCTTTATATAATTTCCTATCTACCTTATGACATCCTCCAATTTGATTATCTCTTTCATATATCCTAATCCTTGCCTCTGGATTTTTCTTAATTGCTTCATTCGCAAATGCTAATCCAGCAACCCCTCCACCTATGATAATAATATCCTTATATTTCATCCTATTATTCTTTAACTAATTTTTTAATTAAGTCAATAATAATATCTAACTTTTGATTTATTCCTTCTATTCCTTCCTTCGTTCGTTCCTTTGTTCCTTCCTTCGTTCGTTCCTTCGTTCGTTCCTTCGTTCGTTCCTTCGTTCCTTCATTAATAGGTTTCATTTCAATTTTAGCAATCCTTCTTTTAATAATATTTATATCAATATCATAATAATTTGATAAAGTTTCCAAATCAATATTTTCATTCAAATATTTAGGATATATGATATGACTTATTATTCGTGCTTTAATTCCTCCAACATTTCTTTTATGTTTATTCGCAATTTGCTCGTAATCTAATTTATGTTCTTCCAATTCTTTCTTTAATTGATTATCTTCTTCTTCCAACCATTTAGTTCCTACTTTTGATTTATATTCCATTTTCTATAATAATTTAATTATTTGATTTAAATCAATTTTTATTTATAGAATGACAATTAAGATATTTGAAAAAATTAAAAAGATAATTGATGAGATTATCGTTGAAGAGATTGATGAAGAAACAAAAGAAAAAATTTATTATAATTGTTATTTAGTTGTATATGAAATTAGGAATGGGTTTTATCCAGAAATATTTAATAATACGGATGAAAAGATTTTAAAGAAATTAAGAAAAATTCCTAATATAGATTTTATAAAATGTGCTTGTTATGATAGTTCATATTATAAAGATACTATTTATATATTCAATAAAAATAAATATCAATCTATAAAAAAATCTATTGAATATTTAAATAAAACAAAAAGAAATGATAATAATATCTTAAAAATTCAATCAAAAATCGCAAATCTTCTTTCATATGATAAAATTAAACGAAATTATAAAGAAGCGTTTGATGAAACAAAAACATTAGGAATTCGTTATATAATTATTCGTAAAGATAAAAAAGATTTGACTATATTATCTTATCAATCTTATAAATCAAATTTAATCAAAAATTATGAAAAACTTCAAAAAATAAATAATCTACCTATTTTTGATAGATATAAAAAACATAGATGTATTCTTGAAATTGACGATATTGGTGTTTAATATATTCATTAATAAATCTCTTAAAAAATTTCTTAAACAATTCATTAAAATAAGCAAAAACAATTCTTTATATATTTTTTAATAAATTCATTAACATATTCATTAACATATTCATTAACATATTCATTAACATATTCATTAACATATTCATTAACATATTCATTAACA